AATTTCTAGAGAAGTTATTGTTGTTAATAAAAACCTTATTAAGCTTCAAGAAGCAGAACGTAAAGTTACTATTTCTAGAAGACTAGGAATTACTTCTGCAAGAGACAGACTTTATGTTAAAGCAAATAAAAAGACTTATGTTGATGCAAGAGGTAATGACACGGGTTTACCTTTAGTTTCTAGAGATAAATTTGCCGATTATGATCCTAAACAGATCGATAGAGAAATGGCTCAAATGCTAAATCATGTTATGGACGTAGAATATGGGGTTGATAATGAATACTTCAATTTTATGGACGATCTCACTAGGTTTAGAGATCCAAGAGGTAACACCAAATATTACGATGGTATTAACGAATTTAGACATGAAATACTTAACCGTGGCGAACAAGGTTACGGTCTCATGGCAACAGCTAAGTACCATTCTCAACGAAATGCTAATTTTAGGACCACTGCCTTTATAGACTCTCGTGGTCGTGTTTATCACAGAGGGTACTTAACACCTACAGGTGGTGAGCTAGTTAGACCTTTTCTTAATTCTGGTCGTGCAGTTAACATGACAGAAGATGCTTTTGATGAGTTAAAGATCCAAATTGGTGCCTTAATTGGACCTGGAACTGAGGCTCTTACTCAAGCTGGTCGAAGAGAAATCTTTAATCGTAACAGTAAACTTCTTGAAGAGCTTGGCGAATTAATGATGGCTAAAACTCAACGTGATAGGCGTATAAGAGAATTTTTAGATCATCCCTTGATGAGAGGACTAGAAGGTGCTGAAGTGGCTAAATTATCTAGAATGGCGCTTGAGTATGCTAGAATTCAAAGACACTTAAAGACAGGTAAGCCGATAACCAGTTATAGAACTAAACTTATGATTGAAAATGACGCTAGTTCTTCTGGTGCTCAAATTATTGGATTATCTACGGGGGACAGAAGTATTGCAGAAGCAAGTAATGTCTTAGCAACAACTCAAAAGAACAGACTTTATGACCTTGTTGCAATGGATACTATTAATGATCCAGAATTTAGAAAAATTCCAGCATTAAGAGATGCCAACTTAACATGGGAAGATTTAGCTAAAGCTGCTAAATATCAAAACATGGTTGGTTTCTATGGTGCAGGGGCTGCGACTAAAACTGCAAACGTTGCTAGAGGGCTGGTTAAAGTTTTAGATGATAAAGGTTTTTTAACAATTACTAAAGATAATCTTAATGCTAATTTAAGAATTATTGATGGTAAAATTAAACTAGCAAAAAGAGAAAATGCTGTTTCTGTTGTTTCTGAATTAGAAGGCTTTAGATCAGAGTTAGTTAGTCTAATTAATAAGGGGCAACCTGTTGGTAGAAAATTACTAAAGGATGCTCAAGATATTCATCCAGATGTTGCTGATTTTGTAAGAGAAATGAGCAATGCTAGACGAGGTATTGTTACTCCGAAAGACTTTTCTGAAATATCTCGTATTATGAGTAAAAATATGTCTGCTCGGGCTCCTGTAACTGATAACTTTATTAATTACTGGAAAAAGGTAGCGACAACTTACGTTAATGAAACCCAAAAGACAGATATACCTTGGGTTACTTTTGACGGAAAGGTAATGATGCAACGTTATCGTTTTAAAGAACAAGAACGAATTGAATTTCGTGATACTGTTACTGGACGAAAAGTTGCAAACATCTATGAAGATGCATCTACTGATGGTAAGCTTTTAGGTAAAGCTTCTCTAAATGATGCGAGGATTGGATTAGGTGTTAATGGAAATCACAGCAATGATGCCGTTATCGTACGGCGATTCCACTTGTGGGGTCGTAAAAACGGTGTTGAAACTGCTACGATCCACGATGCTTTCTTTACCAATATTGGTGAGGCAAGACGTGCGAAAACCGCTTTGAGGACCATCTATGCAGATGCTCTCGAAGGTGATACTATTCGAAAGACTTTGCGTGAAATGCGCAGGGAAGGTCTTTCAAGAAAATCTTATAATGAGCTTTTAGAAGAAGCTAAACGGCAGGGTTTGATTGATCCTCCAAATAAGATAACAAGAAAAGACATACTGGAACCTTTAACTGAAAATAAAGACTGGTATGGCATTGGTCCGTAGTTATTTGTAATAGCCTATAGGACTCTTAAATAACTGTGTCTGTGACACAAATACTATATACACAACTCAAGCTGTGCTTGAAAGGAAAAATTATGAGTGAAGAAAATAAGATCGAAGAAGAAACAGTAAATGAAGTAGAATCCAATGAGACTACTGAACAAGAAGTTCAAGAGGAAACCGTTGAAGCTTCAAGCAATGACGAGGTAGATCCGATTGAACGTGAGGTCCAAGATCGACTTACTAAAATGAAGTCTAACATGGATCGCATGGCTAAAGAGCGTGATGAAGCGCTTAAGAAGGCAGCTGAAATTGAACAACAACAAAAACAAGAGCAGATTCAGCGTCTAGAAGAAGAAGGAAAGCTGCAGGAAGCTTTAGAAATGAAGCTTGCAGAAGCGAATGCAAAACTAAAAGTCTACGAAGAAGAGAACACGAAATTAAATCGTGATAATGTAGTTAATTCGCAACTAGGTGGTTTAGAATTCCGAAATGAGCGTAGTCGTCAAATGGCCTACCGTGATATTGTTGAGCAACTCGTTCAAAATGAAAACGGTACTTGGGTTCATAAGTCAGGCACTACTATTCAAGACTTTATTCTCGCTTATTCAAAGAATGAAGACAATTCTTTCCTCTTCCGTGTCAAAGCAAATTCTGGTGCAGGAACAACAACTTCGGCAGGAACGCCAAATGTAACTGAAAAGAAATCGCTATCTCAAATGTCACAGGAAGAAGTTCTAGCAATGGCCTCCAAAGGCCAATTAGGTAATTATACATACTAAAAATAGTTAAATAAGGATTAAATAATCATGGCTATTACAAACACAGATTTTCAAAATGTAGCTTTGGCAATCTCTGCATACGCAGACGAAGCTTACACAACTGAACGTAAACTAAACTCAACAGGTATTGTTGGACAGCGTGACGACATCAATGCTGATGGTGAATCTTTCATCGGTCAGTTCCGTTACTACAAACCACTAGCAGCAAATATCAACGTTGCGTCTTTGTCATCTGCAACAGATGGTACATACACAGACATCACAACAGATATTGCTAACTATGTTAAAACAGTTCGTACATTCGGTGCGCAACAAGTTAACATGCAAGAAGTTGTATCACAACAAGACGGTCTAGCAAAAATTGCTCGTGACTTTGCACAAGTTCGTGGTGATGACGAAGGTACTGCTCTTATGAACATCCTAAAAGGTGTTGCAGCATACGAAGTAGCACTAGGTGACGCAGGTGGAGCAGGTAATGGTGGCCTAGTAGGCTACGATACAGATGCAGATGCTTCAGCAACAGGTAACTTTGTTGACGTAAACGCAGCAGGTACTTTCGGTAGTGCAGCAACTGGTTCTTCTGATCAGCGTAAACTATTTGACTCAACAGCAATTGGTGCTGCTCGTGGTGAGCGTCTATTCCAAGCTATTGGCATGGGCTTCAAAGATTACGAACCAGACTTCATGTATCTTGTAACTTCACCAGAAATCATGGCAGAAATGCGTGCAGCTAACTTGGTTGACGACACAACAGTTACAGATGGTAACTTGAACTTCAGCACAATCTTCGGTGGTAAGTTCCGTCTAGTAATGACTCGTGCAAACCAAATGCACACAGCAGCATCAGGCGACTTGAATGCACAATCAACAAAGTGTACTTTCGTTGTTAAGCCAGGTTCTGTAACTTTTGCTCCAGTTGCGACTCCTACACCAGTAGAAGTAGATCGTGACGCAGCAGCATACACAGGTGGCGGTTCTACAAATATTTGGTATCGTTATGGCTTCATCATGCACCCAATGGGCTACGATTGGGCAGGTGCTACAAACGCATTTGCAACAAACGCAGGTTATGCAGCAGGTGCTTCATGGGATCGTAAAATGGATGCTCTAAACCTAGGTATTCTACCTATTTTCCACTCATAATAAATAGGAGGAGCTAATGGCTTTAGTTCTAAATACTAATAGTTATGTAACAGTTGCTAATGCAGATGATTACTTCGAAACTCGAATTGACTCTGCAAATTGGGACAGTGCTTCTAATAACGATAAAGAAGATGCACTTGTTACTGCTACACAAATTATCGACAACAATCCTTGGATTGGATCGGCTGTTAGCTCTTCTCAGGCTCTTGCTTGGCCTCGTAAAAATGCTCGTTACTATGATCCTCGCATGGGTCAAGAGATAGCTATATCTGACTCTACCGTGCCAGATCTTGTAAAAATAAGCGTTTACGAACAAGCATTACATTTGTTAAACAATGAAGACTTGTTAGCTCAAACGACTCAAACTTATGAAAGCATTAGTATCGGATCAATTAGTTTATCTGATAGTAATAATGATGTAACTAGAATTTCTATTACACCTGCTTTTGTAATTAAACCATTAAGACCACTTATTCGAAGAGGGTCATTCGGTATGGGTTCAAGTTGGTGGAGGGCTAACTAATGTCACTTTCTGCAAAGGTAACTGCTGCTGTTAATAAGGCTTTTACTGCTGCAGGTGATCTCGTTAAGCAAGGAACTCTTTCTACTAAGGCCGTTTCTAGTTATAATTTCAATACTAGACAAACAGTTAGTACTATTAGTAGTCAAACTGTAGACGTTATTATTGAATCTACTCAGAAACCTTCAGGTGAGGGATTTACAACTACAGCTATTATGAAGTCAGGTGTTGATATTTCAGTTTATGATGTATTAACGGTTGATTCTAAGGTCTATAATATCATTGATTATACTGATAATAATTTTATTATTACAGCTATCCTAACTAAGGAGAAAGTATAATGTATGATGATTTATTAGACGATATTGAGGCTGTATTTGGTTCTTCTTCTTGGACTGCTAATAATATTGATATCTATCCTGATAACTATCAGGGTACTATTAATGATCAGAATGAGTTTTGTAGGCTAAATGTATTACCTAGCAATAGTGAAAACAATGCCCACGGCGGTAGTAAGCAACTTGAAGGTCTTGTTGCTGTTAAAATTTTTGTAAAAGCTGGTGAAGGACAATCTCGTCTTATGGCGATTTCTGACATACTAGACATTAATTTACAAAATAAACGTTTGACAAATGGAACTGAGCTTGGAACATCTTATTTGAATGTGGAAGGGCTAGACCCATCTAATAAGGCACTTTATAGTGCTAGATACTTAATACCATTTAAAATATATGGAGAATAATAAATGGCTCATATTTCATCCCTAGGTGCAGGTATCTTTACGTACCTTGACATCTATAGCGGATCAACTACACCTGCTTCAGAAGATGCTGCAGGTTATGATGATCTGTTTGTATCAGCAAACTCTGCTGATATTGACCGTATGCCTTCTGTTCGTGAGTTCCCTTCAATCGGTACTCCTGCAAACATCGTAAACGTACCTGTTTATGGACAAAACACTTCTTCACAGATTCAGGGGCAGTCAGATGCACCTACTCTAGAAGTAACTGTAAACTATATTGCTAATGACATGACAGATTTCCACAATCTTGTTGGTCAGCAAGTTTACTTCCGCTTTATGATGTGTTCTGCTGCAGTTGACCTAACTACATCTCTAGGTGCAACTCTTGCAACAGACAATACAGAATTTTACTTCAAAGGTAAAATTGAAGCAATCTTGGTTAACCCTGCATTGACAGACGCAACTACTGCAACAGTAACGTTGTCTGCTCAATCAGACTTCTTTGGTCCAGCAACTATTGCTGCGTCTTAACCAGTTTAGGGAGTCCCTTCGGGGGCTTCCTTTATTACAATAGAGAGATATTATGGATAAACCGTTTAGTAAATCATTTGTAATGCGTACTACGTTTCGGCATATGCGGCGTAGTATAGACATTAGTATTCGAAAGAGTTTTGAACGTTTTAAAGACTTTAAAGAAGACTCAAAAGAAGGTAAAGAGTGCCTTGAAACTCTATCAGTATTACATACAGTACGAAAGATGCTTGATGATTTTCAAGCTCATAATCAAGAATTATTTACAGAGAAAGATAAGCTACAATGAAGCATTTAGTTGGTAAGACTATTATTGAGAAAGTAGAATTTATGGGAGAAGAACTTCAAGTCAAAAAATTGACTGTAACTGAAGTTTTTAAAATCCAAGATTTGATTAAAAAGGCTCAAAATAAAAAAACAGAATACGATGATATCGGTTTAATTAAAGATGTTATTCGTATGGCAGTAATCGGTGCTGAAGAAATTACCGATGAAGATTTTAATAGTTTTCCTGTTGGCGAACTAACTTCACTCTCTGAACGAATAATGGAGATTGCAGGGTTAGGGAACGCTTCTTCGGGAAACTAACCCAACAAGAAGAAACTTTGTATGAGATAGCATACAACTTAAAGATTCCTGTTTATCAGTTACTAACAGAAATGCCTTATGATGAACTTTTAAAGTGGACTAGTTTCTTCAGAAAACGTCCTGTTGGTTGGCAAGAAGATCAAAGGACATATTTATTACTAAGAGC